TCAACAAAAATTGATGCGCATAGTGTTATAGAAAAAACAAAAAACCGTTGTAACAACCTTCTTCAAGGTTGTTACAACGGCAAAACCACCATAAGTCACCCGTACGAGGATTAATAAAGTGCTCGAACAGTTGATATAACAATGATTCAGTAATGCTTTGTACATCTTTTGTACATCAAGCTCGAATTTTGCCCAATTTTTTCTCAATTTCATCATCCATCCTCGCTTTATATTCATCAATCAGATAAGCGTATACTTTGCCCGTGATTGTCATGTTTGAGTGCCCTAAACGTTTACTAATAGCATATAGATCAATTCCCTGTGATAGTAGATAAGCAACGTGAGAGTGGCGAAGTGAGTGGAAATGATAGCTAGTATTCTTTAATCCAATTGTTAGAAGAAATTTTCGCAAGTCACGATTAACTTGATAGCTACCAGGGATTTTGTGACTATCTTCCTCAAAGATTAATGTATTACCATTAACTTTTAACTCCATGAGCAAAGATAGCAGTTCTTGATTAACTCGAATAGTTCGCTTGCTGCTTTCATTCTTGGTTGAAGTAAATCCACCACCATGTAGATTGTCCCACGCTTTGCTAATTTTGATGGTTTTATGAGCTAGATCAAGGTCATTCCAAGTTAAAGCTTGAACCTCACTTAAGCGAGCCCCGGTATAGATACCCGTTAAAATCATGTAGATTGTAGGCTTATCAGTTTGGCGGTGTTTTATTAAGCAATTTGTCAGCTTAGATAATTGCTTGAGCGAAAGATATTCAACGTCAGTTATATTATTTTTGTTGGCTACTAGCTCCACATCAGCAGTAAAGTCTTTAATGATTAAACCATCAATGATTGCTGATCTAATGCAGGCACGGCAAATTGTTTTGACTTTTCGTACACTTTCAGGCGCATGGTTTGCTCCATACCAGTTAATGAACTTCTGGAAGTCAGTCCGCTTAATATTTTTGAGGCTTGCTTGCTCAAAATATTTAGTAATTAACTTACCCGTTAAATGGTAGTGACGAGCAGTATTATCGCTTACAGTGCCTTGTTTATACGTTTTAAACCACTCTTGAAAATAGTCTTTGAAAGATACTTCTTTATCAAGGAGTACGCCATCTTCCTTTTGTGATTCTAACCTAATTGCATACTGCCGGGCTTCCTGTTTGGTAGCAAAGCCCGACTTAGACTTCTGATGGAGCTTGCCATTATTGTCACGCCAAGATATTCGAGCTTGCCACTTATCGCCACGCTTCATAAAATTAGCCATGTGTTCATTTCCTTTCTATAATTAAAACATTTGTTCAATAAAACTTATTTTTAAATCCGCCAATTTATGACGGACTTCAAAATTGTTTATTCAGTTACATCTTGGATTCTTTCAATTAAGGTTTCACCATCTTCATTTTGTGGGCCTTGTGTATCTGGTGAGGATTTAAAAGCTTCGTTACCATCATCTTTGGCAAAGAGTGGTTCAAAATAACAAGCAGTGGTTCCCTTTTTTAAATTTCCTAAAGATGAATTTTGAACCACTGATCCATAGTTGCTGTTAGCAACTTTGTCAGCGCTAAAGGCAATAATCAAATTAGAACCATATTTATCGCCTTGATAGAAGGCAATACCACTTTTGCGACTCGATTCTGGAACTGCTTGCATAACCTTTTGGACGTTCTTTGCAAATTTAACACGTTGAGCTAAGGAACCAACTTTTGGCTTTTTCTTGATGGTTAAAACTAAATAATTATCGTCAGTATAAGCTGCCTTTGTAACATTTAAAGTTTTCCCGGCTTTAGTTGTTTTTAGATATTTAACCAGAACTTTTGGATCATTAGTTTGCATGGCATCTTGCTTTAAATTAGCAGATACCGTGCTAGGTAAAATTAAAATAGCGATTAAAAAAGTTAGTAAAGCAATGATCTTTTTCATGATAAACTCCTATAATTTCAACAATTGTTTCTTTTTAGCCTCAAATTCTTCTTGAGTAATTGCGCCATTATCTAGGAGATTCTTATATTTCATAATTTCTTCTGCTGCGTCATTTTTATTTTGCTCGTCTGCATCTCCCTGAGTACTCTGATTAGGATTACCGTAAGCCGTAAATTTGCTATGGCAGTTATTGCATACCCAAACTAATTTGCCGGTTTTCTTACCAGCAAAACCAGCTAATGCGCCAACGCCACCAGTTAAAAGGGCACCCCCGACCGCTTTACCGAAAGAGAAGGCCTTTTTATCCTCGCTAATTGGTGATACATCATGACTAGCACAATAAGGACAGATAAATTCTTCACCTTCGACTGAATCAAATCCAGAATAAGTCAATTGCTTACCATGATCATAGTAGTATTTGGCTTCAACGCTTGTATGTTTAAACAACCAATCTTTAGCAGTTTGGCTATGAGTAACAAAGACTTGTAGCTTAGTATCTTTAACTTTTACATCAGGGAAAATCTTTGGTAGGCAATGGCCACAAATATATCTATGATCAGACGTTGAATAGAAAGGTAACGTCATTGCATTTTTAAAATTCTGTTTCGTTCCGCAAATAATACATACTTTTGACAATTTTTATTCCCCCAAGTAGCTTTTAACGTCAATCACGCTTGGACGTGTATAATAAATCGTTATCAAGCAACACTTTTTACAATTTTTCAAAGTCAATTAAAGAAGTCCAATGAAATGCATAATTAAAGACGGTGTAATATTAACGGCTGTTGTTTTAACAAAGTCGTTAATTTTTTTCTTTACACTTGGTTTAGTAGTTTGAATCAAGAAATCATTACCGTTCATTGTTACTCCGGCAATTTTGAATAACGGTCCAGATTTAGTAGGGGTATACTTACCATCAAGCAATCGGCAATCTATTAACTCTTGCGTGCCTCTAACAAATTGATAAGTGATGGTTTCATTATCATATTTTTCTGTTAAATCTTGAATAATGGCATTATTTTCTAAACTATGTAGTAACTCAAAACCGTCAGATGGTCCTTTGATAGTTAATTGATTACAAGCGATGATAATCTGTCGAAAAAGTTCAATGCTATCTTCTGAATCCATTAGTAATTACTTCCCCCAAATAATTGATTAAACGCCCGTTTTGATTCATTAACAGCCCAGCGTTCTGCCACTTTAACTTCAAAACTAGTTCCATCTGTTAGATCACCTTGATCGAAGTCATAGTGGACGCATTCGTGAAGTGCAGTCTTTAGCCAATCAAAATCGGGTTGCAATAGATTAATGTACACATCATCACCTTCAATATGCCCGTGATAATGTGGATTTTCAATTTCAATCCCCCAGAATTTTAGCTGAGGGTATTTATCCTCGATTCGTTCCAAGTCGGTCATAGGATCACCGCCTTAAATCCGCCTTCTGAATTTCTTGGCTGCCTGGACCATCTCGATAATCGCTTTTCGTTCCTCGTCCGAAATATCGGGGTCAATGGAGTAAGCAACAAGCTTTTGATTTTTAGAAAGTTCTTTATTTGGTGTTTGATCGCTAGTTCTACCTAATAAGTAATCAGTAGAAACATTAAATAAGTTTGCAATATCATTTAAATAAGCCGAAGACGGTTCTGATTTGCCATTCTCCCATTTAGTTATTACTTGTTGTGAAACATGTATAGATTTTGCCAATTCCGTTTGCGACATTCTATGAATTGCTCTGAGTTCTCTTAGCTTATCACCTATCATAATAATTGATCCTTTCATTGATTTGTCTATATCATAGTACAATACTTTATTTATAATCTATTATACATAAAAAAGTTGTACAAAACTATTTACATTTACAACGAATGTAGTATTATATAAATATACAAAGAGTTAGGGGGGATTAATGAAATATGAGTTTAAGAGATTTTAGAAAGAAAGCAGGCATGAGCCAAATGGAATTAGCTAAACGGCTAGATTGCTCGCTTGGCTCGGTTGCTAACTGGGAAAATGGAAAGTCTCGGCCAAACGCAGATTATATTTGGAAATTAAGTAAAGTATTGGAGGTCACAACAGACCAAATTTTTTTAGCTTTAAATACTATGAAAATAGTAAACAAGTAACTACATGGACCACGAATGTAAAAGGAGGAAGGATATGAATATTAAAACGATTGCCTTGCTTTGCTTGGCATTCGTAGTTGGCTACTTGATCGGATATGTACGTTAGGAGGGATGCAGATGGAACTTCAAATCAGCGACAAGTTCATTGAGCAAGCCGTTGAAAACAAAATAAAAACTCTCGGCTTAGTGCCGAGAGAACAACTTAAGGGCAGGACCATCGGAATCGATGAGTTCCGAAAAAACTATTGTGGGGGCAAATCGAAGTTGTGGGTGCGAACCTTCATCTTTGATGAGTTTCCCGAAACGAACTTCAACGAAGGGGGATGGTGCTTAGCTCCACATAAAGAAGAAGGAATCAGAAGAACGATAATTTTTGAATATGAGGCTTCCAAGTGGATGGAAGCACACCGACAAGAAATCAATTGGAAGGGGAAATTAGCATGAAACTTTTAAAAAGCATTATGTACATCGAAGCCGGGTCAGTAATGACTTGGGCGTGGCTGATGGGCCACACCCACATCATGGGGATGACCATGATGCTATTGATTCCGTTTATCGCAATGGATTTAGTAGCAGTGATTACTCCCTGGGACTTGGAAATTTTCCGCCCCTTTACTGATTTTGCAGACGAAAAAAGCTCCAGTGATACCGACCAAAGCAATCACTAGAGCGCATTAATAAATATTAACGAGGTTAATTATACATCATGAAAGATAAAACAGAAATATTAGAACGTGAACAACGCCTAATAGACAAGCTATACAAGCTTTACCGCGATATGAACAACGCGGCCACAATGCTCCAAAAGGGGCAATCTTTGGAAGAACACCGCCAAGAATTACTTGCAGTCCGTGACTTGGCTACTTAATTAGCCATGAAGGCGGAAGAAATTTATTCCGACGCCTTGCCAGACGGACTGCTGAAATACAAGCGCGCAAGTTTTTCAAGCACGAGCGAACCATATTGGGAGATGAAGATTCATGACTGACGAAATTCTAGATTACATTAAACTGCTGAAAATTCAAGAAAAAGCAATTACTGACGTTCTAATGAAAACTCCTATCAAAAAAATCGAAAGCCTGTATGGCGAGTTAGCTTTTATCGAGCTGGAAGGAATTAGAAAAGATCTAGCAAGTGCTTGCTCGTTGATGACTGTTTAAAGAGGTGAAGATCAATGCCAGAACCTAAAGACGAGTTTGATTCCGAATGGTTCAACTTCCAGATGAAGGAAGCACAAAAAATTAAAAATCGCATTCAACAAATGACTTACGGGAAGAAAAAAGACATTGAATTTGCCCGTAAGTATTGGGATGAAAAGATTGAGAAGAACGAGAAGGAATTGGAAGTGATTAAGGAACGGCTTGGTGACTTCCTAAATCGCTACGATATGACAAGTTTTTCTACTTCTTACGGAAACGCTCACCTAAGGGCGGCGGGTGACAAGTTCGACTGGAAGGCATTATCTGCCGACGATAAGCGAGAGATCGCTAAGCACCTTCCGGAAGAGCTTGTGGACCGTAAGCCAAAAGAAGGGGCAGTCAACAAGGCCAGTCAAATCTTGGACGATGGCCGAGTAGTGCTCACGGAAACTGGGGAAATTATCCCGGGACTGACAGGAAAGAAGGGCGGATACAAGACCGTCACAATTAGGGAAAGGGGAATTTAAATGGCAGAAAAGAAAAGTGTATTTGAAACCTTATCAAACATTGATGTTTCAGGACATGTTGAAACCATCAAGATGAATAAGGGCCCTGCCTTGAAATATGTTTCATGGGCATGGGCTTGGGCAATGGTTAAGCGAGCTTATCCAGACGCCAAGCGAACAATTGAAGAGTACCCCGAATACCGCCCCGATAAAGATGGGCGCTGGTATGCAACGGGTCAAAAGCTAGATTACCGTATCACTCCTGCCGGGTGTGAAGTTAAAGTCACCGTCACTATCGAAGGTGAAGAATACACGGAGCGCCTATATGTAATGGATATGCGTAATCAGCCGGTGCCAAATCCGAATATTGCGCAAATCAACAAGACCCAGCAACGGTGCTTAGTAAAAGCACTTGCGATGGCGGGGCTTGGCTTGAACCTTTATGCAGGAGAAGACCTCCCAATGGGCGATCTTAATCAGCAAGACGAAAAGCAAGCCGAGAAGAAGCAAGAAGCTAATGCGAAAAAAGCCAAGATTGATGCTTGGAGAAAGCAATATTCCAAAAACATCAGCTTGCTAACTGGGCTCATGGGAATTGGAGCCGATGAAGTCGAAAAAGCAGTTAAGGGTAGGGCAGCGGCACAGCTTGACAAGATCAAGAAGCCAACTCAAGAGCAACAATGGCAAATCGCCATTGCTGCCTCAAATGACCTACTAGGAGAAGCAGGCTACCAAGAACAACAAGACGTGTTTGAGGAAGCCTAATGCTTGGCAAGTTGAATAAAGTGGCTGGTAAAAGCGTCACAGTCACGCTAGACGACGTTTTAAATCTGTCGCAGGTAAATCACCTAAGCGAGGGGGAACAGCCGTCTATCGAGCTGACAGTGCTTGATAAAAGGAAGATTAGCCCCGATCAACGGAAGAAGATCTGGGCACTAATTAACGACCTATGTAGTTACACGGGAGACACTCCCGACTACTGGGAAGACGAGTTCAAATGGCGGGTGCAGACGGCTTTCGGTGAATCGCCGTTTAGCCTATCAAACTGCTCCGTCACGACAGCGAAGCGCATGATTCTAGTTATCCTTGATTTTCTCTTTGAGGAAGACATTCCTTTCAAGACCAAAATCTGGGATAGCTTACCAGATGACTTTCCACGGCAGGTACTTTGCTTAAGACACCGTCAATGTGTAATTTGTGGCAATCATGGAGCCGATTTAGCTCACTTTAAAGCGGTAGGGCTAGGACGGAACCGCCACCGCATAGACGAGAGGAAAATGTACTTTATGACGCTCTGCCGGAATCACCACCAAGAACAGCACAATATTGGGATCAATAACTTTTGTAAGAAGTACCACATTAAGCCGATCAAGCTTAGTGATGAGGACTTACTAAGATTCCACATTTTAACCAGACAAAGATTAAAGGAGTTACAAGCTAATGATTAATCGAGTAGTTTTAACTGGCCGAACTACTAAGGCCTTAGAAGTTAAATACACCCAATCTGGGATAGCAGTTGCGAGTTTTGCTTTGGCCGTCAATCGCCAATTCCGCGATAAAGATGGTAATCGGGAAGCGGATTTCATTAACTGCGTGATCTGGCGGAAGGGAGCAGAAAACCTCGCTAACTTCACTCACAAAGGTTCATTAATTGGTATTGATGGACACCTGCAAACACGAAACTACCAAGACAAAGATGGTAAGAAAGTATATGTAACGGAAGTTGTTGTTGATAACTTTGCCTTGCTGGAATCCAAGAAAGACAATGCTGAAAGCGGCTATGACCAACCGGGAGTTGAGCCACAAAATCAAGGCTTAGATTACAGCAACAATGTGTTTGGCCAACAAGCGCCAAGTGTAGATGATGTGCCTTTCTAGGAGGTAATTAAATGAGCAGATTGTTATTGGATGACTACCCAATTTTATTTCTTCCAAAGCTTGCGGAAATGCTTGGAAGTTCTGACCGTGCATTACTGCTGCAACAAATCCATTACTGGATTGAACGATCAGAAAAATATTACGACGGTCACAAATGGATTTACAACACAATTAAAAATTGGCACAAGCAGTTCAATTGGATTTCTGAAAGAACTCTTCGCAGTATTCTCAAATATCTAGAAGACGAAGGAATTCTATTAACTGGAAACTACAACAAATTAAAATTTGACCGCACGAAGTGGTACACGATTGATTACGACCGTTTGGAAGAACTAACAAATGCATTCGGAAATTCTTGCCGAATGGGTAAGGAAAATTCTGCCGAATCAAATAGGAAAAAGTTGCCAAAAGAAACTGGCAAGATTTGCCAGACCAATACCAGAGACTACTCAGAGACTTCTTCAGAGACTAACACAAAAGAACACCCCCTACCCCCTAAAGGGGGAGCTCAGGCACAGCCTGGCCATACCTTCTCCGACCAAGTCAAGGAAATTGTTGATTACCTTAACGAGAAGGCTGGTAAACACTACAAGGCAAAGACCGACAAAACTAAACGCTTGATTCATGCACGAATGAAGGAGGGCTTCACTGTTAGCGACTTCAAGAAAGTGATTGATAACAAATTGCATGATGACTGGTTCGTAAAGAAGGGCTTCATGCGACCGGAAACCCTTTTTGGAACAAAGTTTGAAGGTTATCTCAATGAAACACCCAAAAAAACATTTAAAGAAGCCCAAGAGGAGCGCTACAGCAAAGACTTCTGGGGCAATGAACAACCAACAACATCAACATCAACCTTTAGTCAAGATGATGGCGATGTACCTTTCTAAGGGGGTGAGCAAATGTACTCGACAGGAAATATCGCTTTGGATCAGATCAGAAAACTGGTGGAAGCAAAGGGAGTTGATACTTCCAAGACAGAGACTATCGAGGAGCGTGAAGCTAGAAGAAAGCGCGAGAGCCAAGATTTTATGAAGCTGTATCAAAAACAGCAAGCAAAGGAGCTGTATCAAGCTTCTTTATGGCCTAATAATCAACCATTGAAGTTCCAATTTAAAGACTGGAAGCCTAATTTACAGCCTAATCAGCAGTTAGGGCGTGAAGTGGGGATTAAAGCCTTTAATCTTGCTAAGCAACTAGCAACGACAAATCACACAGTGGTGATGTGGGGCAAACCCGGGACAGGGAAGACTTCACTAGCCCTAGCAATGCTCCAAAGTTTAATGGCAGCCGGAAAATCAGGAATGTTTGTTTCAACTTCGGAGCTTGCTTATCTCTTCCGCCTTAAATTTAGTAAGCGTGATGCAGAAGATCGCATTGACCGTGTAATCAAGCAGATGAAGAAGGCCGATGTAGTTATCCTAGATGACTTCGGGACCGAAGGTGGCATTATCAGCCGGATAAATTCTGATGGCTACAAAGGGGTTGCTCTCGACCTGCAAGAAGCAATCTATCAAGTCGCAAATGCGCGCTTTAATCAGCAAACAAACTCTTGGACGGGGTCAATGATCATCACCACTAACAATTCACGAGAAGAGCTAGAGCGGATGTATGATGGCAAGATCTTGAGTCGGCTAATACCAAAGGAAGCTGATTACATGATCGACTTTAATCAACTAAGCGATGTACGGGGGCGAGGATAATGACACTTAATCAAAAAATGATCTTTCTAGTCGGGCACTTGGTGACTTGGCATGGGAATCAATACACCTGCAGCGGTACTTACCAAGACGGGACTTGTAACTTAAGCCAAGATGGCTACTTGCAGTTTGAAGATGTACCACTTACCGAAGTGGAATTAAAGGAGGCTTAAGCATGGACGGAATCCAAGATTTTGAGACGGCGATGAATAAGGCGATGGACGACTTAGAAGATATGCGAGGAGCACTAAAAGACGGTGTACTAGCAGGAGCAAGTGATGACATTGAGTATGTAGACGATCACCTTGATTATGCTTATAACGCCTTGAGGGACGCTTACGAAGGCTTAGAAGACTTACACAACGCTTCTGACAAGGATTACGAAGGGGTGGGGTACTAATGGAACCTTTAAGAGAAGATACGTGTTACACAGTGCAATTATTTAGCGGTGATAACGGGTATTTGGCACTCCTATACGATGATGGCGATTATCTACCAGGAGATTATCCGGAAGATCAATACACGGCTTGCGATCCAACGTACATTTGCTTTGACGGTGGCCCAGCGCAATTTATTTTTAGCGCTAAAGATATCCAAAGATTAAAAAAAGAACTACCAGTGATTAATTGGGACAAAGTTTGGATTGATGAATTTGATTTTGATAATCCCTTATGGCAGTTAGAAATTGAGGATCCCAATTGGGTAGAAAACTTGGCCTGGCCAACATCAGACACATATAAGTTGACTGGGGAAATTACGGATTACGACCGAAAACTTGAACTATTGCATGACAAAATTAAAAAGATTAAAGAGGAAAGGCTAGCTAAGGTAGAAGCTCAATTAAAGTGGGAAGAAAAACACAAAGATGAACTAAGCCATAAAGACAACCAAATGCCATTTTAAAAAGCAAAAGGAAGGTAAAGACAATGAATAAAGGCGAATATATCAATCAGTATCTGGACCAATTGTATGAAATGGCTGGAAAAATTGCTGAGATGCAAGAGCAAGCTAGCGACATGAAAGACCAAGTGGAAGAGATGCGTAATCAGATCCTGAAAGGCACCCACGATTGCGTTTTTACCGGTGCTCCAAGCACTTTCAAGGGCATTGATAATGCTTCGTGGGAATTAAAGGACTCGCTAAATAACTTAGAGCGGGATCGCCTTGATTGGATCGGCAGGACAATTGAGGAGCTAAGCGGTGAGATCTATGATCTTAACGAGGAGGACTACTGATGGAAGAGTGTGAATACCATGAATATCCATTTAAGCCAGTCCCTGTGGGAGAAAGTGGTCAAGATAACGGCTGCCTAGTGCTTACTAATGTAGCCTATGAATACGATGCTAAAGATCCTAAGACTGGTAAAACGAAGCACTATCAAGGTGTAAAGGCATTGCTTTTCGTGTAAGGTAAATTTAAAGGCACTATTGCTTTAGATAAATGCCCAGTATGTAAAAAGCAATTAATGCCACACGAAGGTCGGAAATTAACGTTAGCCGAATTAGCTAAAAGAATTAATCAGAAAGGAAGATGATATATGGCGATTTAATGTGAAGTCGTCAGAAGCCTTCATCAAGACCGAAGAAATGGCCGGATTAATTGCAGCACTTAAAACAATTAAACAATTTATGGAGGAGCACAATGCCTAAAGAAAAAATTTTTATTGATGGCGATCAAATTCGAGGAATTATCATGGATGTTTTAGACACGCTAAAAAAGTATGAGGGGACCGATATAATTACGATTGCTTCAGCACTGTATACCCTGGTCCTTCTGCTGGCTAAGAATACCAATACCGATTTTGAAGATTTAAACAAATCCGCGTTAGATGCGGCTAAGCAAGTCCTAAAGCTAACGGGGTTGGATAAGTAAGTGCAGAAACAATATCACTTAAGATTTGACTTAAAACCCGTCCAGCAAGCCCGGCCACGTGCTAGGCGGACTAAGTTTGGAGTGCAACTATATGACCCGATCAAAGTTAAGAAGTTCAAGCAAGAGTTAGGATTGCTAGCTAAGCAGCAGTGGCAAAGTACAAGGGGGATTTGTGATGGATAGTAAATTTGCGTATGTAGAAAATCTGATACATGAAATTAGTCACATCGACGCTGAGCTCGAGGACCTAGCAATGGATTTACGCGAGCACCCGGAAATTGATGGTTACAGCCCTGAGCCCTGGAATGATATTAAAATCTCGGAGCGAATTTGTAGTGCACGTGAAGGTATCGATGTAATAGACAAAGCGGCTCGCTGTTTGCTGGGAGTGTACAGTGGCGCAGAAATTGGCACCTATCGCAAAACTGCGACGGTAAAAGCTGAGTGCTTCATGCCGATTGATAACGCCAGACTTGATTACTACCGCACAAAATACGGTATTACAAGCTTGGGGATCTATCAGATGGCGAAATTAGCGGTTTTAAGCCCACGATGGGTGCACAAGTCGTTTACGAGGGCCCTAATAGTTATGTAATTCCAACGCTGGAAGGCAAGATGATTATCAACCCAGGTGATTGGATTTTAACCGGAGTTGATGGGGAACATTGGGCGGTCAAAGATGAAATTTTTAATAAAACTTACAAGAAAGTAGAGGAATAATGATGACTAACGAAGAATTTATTGATTTTGCAAAGCTTAAAGTGGCTGTTATGGCAGATCCAGAGCGTTATCACCTTAATTATCATGATGTGTTTGTCGTGTGGTATGCCAAAACGTTACAGAATCACAAGGCACTGTTGTCAACGCCGTTACCTGATGATAATCATTACTACGAGGCAACATATAACGGTGACAAATGCGAGTTGTACCTGGACGTGTACAACAAAGAGCTTAACAAGTGCTACAAGATCGGAGGCGAAAATGACTGAGTATGTATTTAAATTTCCCGTCGAACCAGTGGCCCAGATGCGGCCCCGCTTTACGCGCCGGCCATATGTCCATGCTTACGACCCAGTCAAGGCCAAGCAGTACAAGCGGACCCTTGCTGAGCAGGCTAGGGATTGCTTTGCCAATCAAGCCGGCTACTATGTGGCGGCACCGCCAGTTACCGGGCCAATCAAGTTGCAACTGCGGTTCTACCGCCCAATCCAAAAGAGTGTGTCAAAAGTGGAGCACGCTAGGAGGCTGTCAGGCGTCCATAGACCGATCGTAAAGCCAGACTTGGACAATTACATCAAAAGCACGCTAGACGCGCTCACGGGGGTGCTGTGGGCCGATGATAATGCCATTATCAAGTTAGAGGCCGAAAAATTTTACTCGGACCAGCCACGCGTTGAAATTGTGATGGAGGTTGAGGATGACGATGATGAAGATTGATCTTAATGACAAGTGGTGTATTACTTCCAGCAATCATTGCAATGTGATCTTGGTTAAGAAGTCAGGGCACTTGCAGAAGGACGGCACACCAGCTGGGCAGAAGTTTTACTACCAGAGCTTTGGGCAAGCTGTTAAAGACTGGATCCAGAAGGCGGCTATCACTGAGGACATCAATTCATTTCAAGAACTCGCTAACTTCATTGACGGCAAGTTGAAAGCCGTTGAGCTAAAGATTGACCAGCGGATGGGAGATTGCAAATGAAGCAGCTACCTTTATGCGTTGGGATCATCTGTGTCACAGCAGTGATTATCACGATGATCATATGTAAAGTTGACCCAGCCAATGTAGGTATCGGGGTTTTGGTGATAGTAATGATTGCACAACTTTTGGAGGATTGAAATTGAAGTGGAGGAATTGAAATGACAACAGAAGAATTAATATCAGCCATGAACAAGATTGGTGACGAAATACCAGCAGGAGAACACAAGATCAAGATTAAACTCCGTGAGACCAGTGATCACCGCGACTTTAAGATCAGCTTTGATAAGGAGGCTGATCCCCAGAAGCTCAAGAAACTTCAACAGCTATTATACGAGTGGCAAGCGTCGGGTGTCAGGCTTTATCGTGTCCGGATCCCAGGGCTTAACTCAGACAACGGTCCACAGTATCTAACTTGTAGGTATGATATTCATGGCCGTGTGTTTGCTTGTGCGTTAAATCATAGTTTGAAGCAGAAATTCACACGTGATGAATTGGACCAACTGTGCAATGACTTGCGTTTTAAGGGGATCGGATGGTTTGAAGCACTTATGCGGTCTGGAGTTGAGGAGGTAGCTAATGAGTAACATCTACTACGTCAAGATTGGCGACCACAATTGGGTAAAAAGCTATGCAGGGAGGCACGCTACCATGTTTTCTGCGAAGATCGTTCCAGATCAGTTAGTGGTGACTGACAACTTAGATGAGGCTATGATTTTCCACTACCTTGATCCAGCAAGGAGAGTAGCTGAGGCATTCGGTGGCACAATCTACGCACCTAAGGGTAGGCTGGCACCAATTAGTGGTGAGGAGGTCAAGGATGATGCTTGTTAGAGGAAGGGTTGAGAAGCAAGGCAAAAAGTTTATTATCCATAATCCGTCAATGCCGAACTTTGATGACTATATTAGTGACCTGGCTGTCATGTTCGATATGTACCCAACCAAGGACGATCGGCAATTGCATGAGGTACGCAAGGCGATAGCACTGATTGATGATTTTCAGCGAGTAACCGGACAAGCAGTGGAACTCGTTACCCCGATGAAGGGGCGCTTTAGGGTGGCGTTACTAGGGCACAAAGGCATATTTGAGAGAAAGGACGTTAATTACAAAATCGAGGAGTGAGGAAAGTATGGGGTGGGCACACGAGGTCCATAAATTGAATGACGCTTTGGACCGATTACAGAAAAAATACCCAACAATTTACTGGAAGGGTGACTGGGATGACGAGATGCCAGTTGATGACTCAGATTTTCAAGTTGTTCTGGAGTTTCGACAAAAGCTTCAAGGCAACGTTAAAGAGTACCATTTGCCGGGGATCGATAATCAAGACGTGTACGAATTTGTCAGTAAATTTCCATTTATCGAAGCAGTTAGAAATAATTTTGGAATTACTTATACCCAAGCAAGAATGCTAATCGAAAAAAATACTAGATTGCACAAGCATTATCGATCTAAGCGCACGCAGTTATCTCAAATTGCGATGTTTGACCAAGAAGCGAAAAAGGTTAAATTCTTCAATTCGATGGCACAGGCAAGCAACTACATTGGAGTTAGTCGATCAGCAGTAAAGATGCGGGTACAAAAACGGCACGGTGCACCGCCAATTTCAGATAGGTATCAAGTTAAGCGCAGACTATGGTACTACGTAGACGGGGGCTTTGATTGATGGGAGTGAGGAAATTGGAATTGTTCGAGAAGGTTGACGAAAAAAGAGTGATTCGGGAAGTACGAGCTTTCTTCTTCCATGACGGTTTAGGAGAAGTTACCTACGCTAAGATTGAGCGTGAAGCAAATATCATGCTTGGCTTAACTGGCTTGTCAGGGGACGTTACTGGGATTCGGGGAAGTGCCAAAGGTAATTCGGCAGAAGAGCGCCTGCTGAATGCCGATGAGTATTACCGGGCATATAACGGCATTAAAATTGCGATTAAATCGTGTCACTATCCAAGTGACGTCATTTTAGATAAGCGGTATCTCAAACACTGGGTAATTAGCAAAGTCATGGCCGAATTAAACTTGAGTGGTAACGCTAGTTACAGCAGCGCCGACCATCGAGCGATTTTTGAATTTGTCGAAGTCATTGCCAAGATCAAAAGCATGCTCAATATATCCGATCAAGTCATACCAGATTTTACCCAACAAAAAAGTAGGGCAAAAGTAGGGCAAATCTAGGGTAAAAGTAGGTCAAATCTAGGGCACTACTAGGGTAGATTTCTTTATATAATGGTATCGTCAAGAAATTGGCAAAGCGAATTCGATGAAGACTCCTTTAAATCTAGGTTTTAAGAAATCACGTGCGGCTGGGCACTAGGTTGGTTCGATCCCAACCGTGATTTTTAAGCCAAGTCCCGTAGGTGGGCACCTCATGTTTTTTTCAACCTTTATCGGGGTGGCAAAAGCGGATTGACAGTAATTCAAGTATCCCACTTGGCTTTTTGGGGCAAAATTAAAAAAGGAAGAAGGTTTAACCCCCTAATTCAGTTTTTTGATAGTTGCCCCCTGATGTCTTACAGCAAGCGAATTGGCAATCTGATTAATTAACTCCTTTAAAAAATTTACCATTGAAACCACAATTTATTGTCCATGGATTGCAAGGGTCGCTCCCTTCTGTAAGGCCTGCCCGTAATGGGCAACTGGATTTCATTTGTTTCTTTCTGAAATAGTATCAAATCAATCTGTTCTTCGTTTCAGCCCGGGGAAGCTCGGGTTTACATACCAACGGTTAAGTTACAAGTTCAAATCTTCGACGCCGTTGACTGTGGCGTGCTTTAAATACAATTTTAATCAAAGGAAGGTGAAAAAATCCTTCTTCTTTCGATCATTAACACCCGCGCCACTTAATATCGCTTTATGTTGGAACTGGAAGCTCGGTGGTGCCCATGTCGTCGCACGACGTTTCTCAATGTTAAAAATTTCCAGGGTAGGTTCGACTCCTGCAAGCGATGTTCCAGTAGCACTCCTTAATTACACTGTAAGTTGATCTCTCAAGATATTTTGCTACTGGATTTGCCTTGATAGTTCAAAGAAGAATGCTGGTCTCCAAAACCAGTGATGACGGTTCGATCCCGTCTCGAGGCGTTGCCAAATGGCAAAATAAAATAAACTGCATAGTGGGTCCACAGCAATGTGGACTTTTTTTGTGTTATGAAACAAACAAAAAGTTATGGCTTGGTGACTGGAGCCGAGCACTACATGTTAATTCAAGCTGAACATCACTTTGAAAGGCTACATCGTAAAAAGAAAAGAAGAGTTAGACATAAAAATGAGCCTACTAACCGCAATCAAAACACAAGCACAAATTACTGATACGGTATTGATTAGTTTTTCAATGGGAAAAGACAGCATTGCAACAATGGACCTTTGCTTTAAGTATTTTAAACGTGTTCAACCGTTTTTTATGTACATGGTGCCCAATTTAGAGTTTCAAGAAGAAGCTTTGGGAAAGTACGAGCGCCACTACAATACGAAGATTATTCGGGTGCCCCACTTTGAAACTTCCGATTTCTATCGCTACGGTTCATTTCGGGAACCCGATTTTTCAGTTCCCCGGGTGAAAATTAAGTGGATATACGACTACTTACGCAGTCAAACGGGTATTTACTGGATTAGTGGCGGTGAGAAGATTAACGATTCAATGGTTCGCCGTGCGATGTTGAAAAACACGGGAAGTATTAATGAGAAGCGAGGACGTTTTTTCCCAATTATGTATTGGTCGGATAAGGACGTGAAGAAATATATCGAGCTTAATCACTTGCTTTATCCAAAGTTTAATCAAGAGTTAGGATTCAGCTTCCATAGCTTAGCTGGAAAAGAATTAAGTGCGATTAAGAAAATTTACCCAGAAGACTATCAGCGAATAATTAAGTTCTTTCCCGAAGCCGAAGCAGGCGTTTTACAGTACGAGAATTACAGGTAAGGAGTTGAATAAAAGTGTATTGGGATCCAAATTCAAAAGAAGCACAAGAGATGATTAGAAAATCTAATGAAAGAAATAGCCGCATGATGAGAAGGTATGCCTTAAGGGAAAAATACAAAGCACAAGGTAAAGATTTTCGGGCAGTGCTTGATGCCAACGCTGATCCTAGAATTAAGAGCTTGAAGAAACAAATCGTTAGCGAATATCAAAAACAAAATAAAGGCATTTCTAGAAAGCAAGCTGAAATTGATGCTATGACTAAATCACGATTTGGTAGGCAGTTTTCAACTATGTTTTACCAATACGATGATCCAGTTGATGAAATTATTAATAAAATAAATCGTAGACGTGTCCATAAAGGGCTGGCTAAATACAAAGTTGGTGGACACGCTAGTTCTGGTCATTCTGGGGGGTAGTTTGATTGGCGAAGGAATTACAACAATTTGAGTACGGAAAGATTACCAGAGATAAGATAAAACTAGCTGATTACAATCCGCGAATTATTGATGACAGTCATTTAAAAAAAGCTAACTAAGGCAATTCGTGAACACGGGCTAGTAACACCGCTGATTTGGAATAAGCGTACCGGAGTGCTAGTGAGTGGTCATCAGCGATTAGCAGCGGCGGACAAGATTTACCGTAAGAAAGATTATGAAGTTCCCGTAGCAATCATTGACGTAGACGAGAAGACGGAAAAGACCCTTAACGTGCAACTTAACAATCCGTCCATGCAAGGGAGTTGGGATTTAGGCGCCTTAGCTGATTTGACTGATGACGGAATTAGCTTTGATGATATGGGCTTTGATCCGGCTGATATTGACTTCATGTTCGATGGTGAAGTTACTTTTGATAGCGAAACGGAAACTGTTCTTGGAAAGCGAGATACGCCTTTAGACGATGAAGTAGAAGATGAGAAGGACAAACTTGCCGAAATTGCCAGTTTTGAAGGTAAGCAAGGCAAAGAAGGTCTAGAAAAGTTCAATCAAAAGAAAGCCGATTTTAGGCATAAAGATCAAGACAACACCATTATTAATTTCTATACGAAAGTGGTATTTCCCGATAACGATACTAAAAAGGCGTTTTATCGTAAAGCCAACATTCCAGCGAATGAAGAATTTATCACTTTCGATCAAGTTAAACGATATTTTGAAAAGGAGTGATTTAGATGAGCCAACAGCTTAATTTATTTGATTTTGCAAATACAAGGCGAGGAACCCGGGCGACTAAACACGCTTCAACAGGTCACAGTGGAGGCTAGGTCGTGAGTTTATGCCAGGAAATAAGAAATTAAACGAAAACACCTACGAGCAAGTTAAAAATTACCTTATGGCAGGCTTGACCTTAAAAGATGCCTTAGCATTAGTAGATATAGCCTACACAACGTGGAATGGTTACGAGCGCAAAGATCCGTCCCTTCGTAGAAAAAGGAAACAGTGGCAAGGCATGTTGAAAGCCCAGGCTAAGTTGAACATTGCTAAGTATGTATATGGTGACAAAAGGAGCGGTATTGAGCCCGATCCTGCATGGAGCCGTTACTTACTAGATGAGATCGAGAAGCAAGAAACTAAGGCAATACAGAACAATTTATCAAAGGCACGGATTGAACGTTTGAAGGCTGAAACAGAAAGGCTAAAGTTTGAAACTAAGCAATTGAGCGAAAACGATAGTCTTACTAAGATTGTCTTTACTGACGATTTAAAGCCAGATGCGGAGGTGGACAATGACGGAGCAGAAGAATAGCCTAAATTCACTCGTGGGTGGTGGCTATTACGACTTCTGGCACGACAAACACTTCTACCGGGTCGTTAAAGGAAGCCGGGCTAGCAAAAAATCCAAGACGACTGCTTTAAACTTAATCTATCGTCTAATGAAGTACCCGTGGGCGAACATTTTAGTCATTCGGCGTTACTCAAACACTAATCGTCAGTCAACCTACGCTGACTTATGTTGGGCTATCCACCATTATGGAGCGGATAGCCTTTTTAAATGCAATCCATCAATGCCAGAGATTATCTACTTGCCAACTGGACAACGGATTATCTTTCGGGGACTTGATAAAGCCTTAAAACTGACTTCAATTACCGTAACTCAAGGTTATCTGGCTTGGGTATGGGTGGAAGAAGCCTATGAGATTGAAAGTGCCGACAAGCTGGAAACGATCCAAGAAAGTATTCGGGGGCGAATTGATGCACCAGATGCTTTCAAGCAAATCACCATCACGTTCAATCCGTGGAACGGTCGTCACTGGCTTAAACGGACTTTCTTTGACCCAGAAACACGGAAAGATGATGTATTTTCTAAGACCACTACTTTCCGCTGTAACGAGTGGCTCGATGACAAGGACCGGAAACGGTACCTAGATTTATACCGGACTAATCCAAGACGGGCAAGGGTCGCCGCTGACGGTGACTGGGGCGTGAGTGAAGGTTTGGTATTTGAGAATAACGTAGAGCAGATTGAGTTCGACCCGATGGCAAAGATTACCGAGTGTGGAGCAACTGCCTTTGGCTTGGACTACGGCTTTGGGAGTGATCCGACTGCCTTTGTGGCAATGGCCGTAGATAAGCAGCACCGGGAAATCTGGATTTACGATGAGATGTACGCTTACCACCAGACCACACCAGAAACGGCTAACTGGCTGAAAGAGAACGGCTATCAGCGGGCGATTATCTATGCTGATAGTGCTTCACCAGAGCGAACGCAACAATTGGTGGATTTAGGAATTAGTAATGCTATGAGCGTGTCTAAGACCCCGATTGAAGCCGGGATTGATCAGCTTTGGCAATACAAGATTCATGTCCACCCAAAGTGTGAGAACGTCTGGAATGAGTTTAATAACTACGTCTTTGACAGTGATTCCATCGGGAATACCTTAAATCGCCCTAAGGACGAAAACAATCACGAAATGGACGCTATCAGGTATGCTATGCGCCAGTACATGGACGCTTATGACGGAAGCGTTGGCGTTGATTGGAACGATCAATATCACATTGCCCAAGAAATGGGGGTTGAAATTTGAGTAAACGAAGAAATTTGAGTAAACGAAGAAATATGAAGCACATTCGCTTTGAAGGTGAAGCAAATCTGGTCTATCAAATGCCGCGTGAGCGTTTTGAAGCAGTGAAAGAAGCACCAATTGGATTATTCGAAATTGCTTATAAGTTCATGAATCATCACGTTAGTTTTCAAGTGCCGCGTCTAAACAAGTTGATGGATTACTACGAAGCAAAAGGGCGAATTAAGAAGTGGGCTGGGCCTAAGAATCCACATTCAGCACACAATCGGATTTCGTCCGCTTTTGCACGCTACATTACTAATCTGCGAGTTGGTTATTTTCTGGGGAATGATATTCAATACAAAGTCACACCAGATGAAGACAGTAATCAATCCTTAGCAGACGACTTAGAGCAATTACTGACTGACTACAATCAATCCAGTGACGAAGCTTACATTGATGAAATGATCAAGAAGGACTTGTCCATTACTGGGCGAGCTTATGACTTAGTCTTTGCGAACGAAGGTGACACGACCTTAAATTTAGCGAAGATTGATCCAACAACCGCTTTTGTGGTCTATGATGATTCAATTAAGGCTAAGCCTTTGTTTGCGGTCAGATACTATCAAACTGGGATTTTAAATGAAGACCTGGTCGAACAGTATGAGATTTACACGGATGAGTTCTTATACAAATTCCACACTGACGGTGGCTTACCTAATTCCAATGCGCCAGTAGATAACGCCGTGCTTGATGAATCAATTCCCCTTTTCTTTGGACGGGTACCATTGACGGAATACGCCAACAACGAGGAGCGAATGGGTGACTGGGAGCCAGAACTTGACCACCTAGATGCCCTTGATATGGCCGTTTCTACAATGGCTAATTTCCAAGAGGACTTTAATTCTGCTGCACTAGTGGCAACTGGAGAATTTGCCAGAAAAACTGATCCGGTTTATAAGCAGGATGATAATGGGAATATCATGCGAGACAAGTCGGGCAATCCAATTATCGAAATTCCGCCACATCCAATTATCCACACTAATGACCGGATTTACTGGCTTAAGCCGTATTTAGAGCGGACTGGCGTTGATGGAAGCAAGCAACTTGTCATGCCGTCATTGCAATACCTGACTAAGCAATACGATTCCACTGGGTGGTCAACTTACACGAACTTCTTAATTAACGAAATCCATAAGTACACCAACTCACCGAACGTCAATGACCCTAACTTTGCAAGTAATGCTAGCGGGGTCGCAATGAGTTACAAGTTGTGGGGGAGCGATCAAGAACGGAAAGTTCAAGAAGCATTATTTAAGAAGTCACTGAAAGGCCGCTTAAGTGCCACTGTCCACTACTGGATTGCTAAGTCCGACCTAAAGGCAGGGATCAAAAATGAGGATAACGTGGTGGCAATGATTAGTCCTAACTTCATGCCAAACTTGCCAAAGAATGACGATGCCACCGCTCAATTGATTCAAATCTTGCAAGCAACCAATCTTTTCAGTGCGGAAACAATGCGAGAAATGGCAGAGCCAATCACCGAAGTTTCAGCAGACGCTGAACAACAGCGGGTAGACGACCAAGAGAAGCACCGAGCAGACCTTGATTCCCAGCAACAAAGCGGTGACTTTGGAATTGGACGTATTTTCAGCAATGGTAAGTTACCGAATGAAGCACCAGACGAGGATGAGAGCTAATGGACGATCAAGAATGGTTAAACCGCCTGCGGAAGGTATTCAGTCCAAGTGACCCTGCGATCAAAGAGCTGGAAAGTCTAATTGATGAGTATCAGCGTAATCAAGAGCGTAACTTGGCTTATTACCTATCAACGGACTTGAAAGCACCCGCTGATCAAACTGACAAGGAAGCGATCATGAACGTTTTACGTCAGCTAAGCGAGGAGACAGTCACAGAAGACCAGAGAGCCGTTTTAAGCGCCTTAATTGATAACTCGCCCAATTACACCAACGCTGACCTTGCCAAGCTAAATAGCCGGGCTAATGTGGCAGAAATGGGACTAATGATTGGTGGTGCGTTAGCAGTGCTGAAAGACCAGATTTATCAGCGAGTGATGAATCTTGAGGGAAGGCAGTATAAAGGCTATAACCCCCAGTTACGGCGCAAAGCTTTGTTTAAGACCGCCGTCAAAGCGGGTAAAGCTGATGATGACTTGCCAACAATTTTCAAGCACATGCAAAGTCTGTCGATTGACTTGGACAACGTAATTGATTACCAAGTACAGAATCATATGAATCCACATTCCTTAGGAAAAGCAAGTGAAGAAGCACTCCAGGTCAAGAAGTGGAAAGGCCAGACAGAAGAAAGTTATCGAAAAGCCAAAGCAAACGCTAAACGAATCTTTCTGACCGAAGGCAAGGCCACACAAATTAAAGAAACTGCTAAATTCTATCGGAGTAAAGGCTACTCACGAGCGAAGGTCGTATCACGTCATAACACTCACGTTTGCCGTTTCTGCGAGGGAATGGACGGTACAAAAGTTAAAATCGACAGCATTGTAGTCGGTATTAACGTGCCACCATTTCACCCACGTTGTGCATGTAACATCATTCCGGCTGAAACACCAGTCAAGGAAGCACTGGAAGACTTAGGATTGTGAGGGATAATTAATGGATAATGGAAAATTTGTTAAATTGGCAGAACGCTATGTTAAAGAAATGGAAGGTTTGCCTAACACTCGTGATTTATTTATTGTCTGGCTTTCAAAAATTGCTGGAAATAATAAGTGCATGATTGGTGCAGACGGTAGTAATGATTATTGGGAAGTAACTTACATCGATAAAGCGTTTGTAAAAGATGAATTCGGTGTGGATGACTGGGACAATGAAATTAACGATCCCGATTATGATCAACCACTGCATTTCATCATTGATAAATACAGCTTCGTAAAAAAAGAATACAAATAAAAGAGGTTTAGCATTTTCAAAATGCAAAACCTCTTTTTTCATGCCTTCAAACGTGCTGACAGGCGTAAAAGAGCGGACGGGTTTCCTCGACGGAGGTTAAACGGAATTCATCGACGGATGTAAAACGGAGGTATTGATAATGGAAAACGAAAATGAAGTTCAAACTCAACAGCCTGTACAAGAACAGGATAATCAGCCAACTCAAAACGAGGGGCAAGAAGAGAAGCCTAAAGTAGAGTTCACACCTGAACAACAAGAAGCTATTAACTCTTTGATTGCTGAAAAGGTTGCAAAAGTGAAAGCTAAGTCTGATGCAAAAATACAAGCGAATAACCAAAAAGCTGAGCAAGAAAAGAAAGATGCAATTCAAAAAGCAATTGCACGTACTAAGATGTCAGCCGAAGAACGGGCTAAGGCTGAGGCGGAAGACCGCCGGAAAAAGTTGGAAGCTGATAAAGCCGAATTGGTAAAGATGAAGCGTGAACTAAGTACCAAGTCAATGCTGATGGACAAGGGAATTAGCGCTGATATGTTACCGCTAATTATGGGTAAAGACGATGAGGAAACTCAACAAAATCTTGCTTTACTTGATAACTATGTAAAGGCGGAAACTCAAAAGGCCGTTAATAAATTGATGGCTGGTCACCATACGGGAATCGGAAATACCGGGAACGGTACTCAAGTAACTGGTGATAATCCATGGTCAAAGCAAGCCTGGAATCTCACTAAGCAACAACAAATTATTGCAAGTAATCCAGAACAAGCCCAACAGATGATTGCCCAAGCGCAACCAACGGGCTACTACATTCATTAATTAAGAGGTGTATATAAATGGCAGATATTCAAACCGCTACTAAGTTAGCAGATATGCAAATCCCTGAAGGTTGGGCACAATACACGGCGCAACGGTCAGTGGAACAAGATCAATTCTTTACTTCCGGCGTAATCAAGGCCGTGCCACAAATTGCAAGTGCCTTTACTGCCGGTGGTTACTTAGGTAACATGCCTTTCTTTAAGCCACTAGCAGATACTGACGCTCAAGTGGCAACAGATGAAAACGACTTAACCCTTAACACGATTGCTACGGGAGTATCACAAGCTCGGAAGCTAGGTTTTGATCAAGCTTGGTCCGCAACTGACTTAGCCGCTGAATTAGCGGGCGCTGACCCACTGACGGCAACTTCTAACAGTGTGGCTGATTACTGGCGTCACTTTAACGAAAAGATCATGTTGAAGACTTTAGACGGCGTTTTTGCTTCTGATACTATGAAGAAAAATAATCAGTTTGACGCTACCGCTAAGGGCTCAACGGATTCGACTTTCTCTCTTAAAAACTTTAACAAGGCGCGTTTCCAACTTGGTGATCGTTACCGTGATTTAACAATGGTCGTAGTACACTCCGATATTTTGGAACAACTTCAAAACGCCAACGTGGTGGACCCAAAGACTAACGTAATCCTTAATACTGGTAACTTACCAACTCAAGTTGTAGCGCCGAACCCTGGTGACACGATTAAGGGTGTCAAAATCGTTGTTGATGATTCACTTCCAGTTAAGAGCGGGGTTTACACATCTTACTTGTTCGCTTCTGGTGCTTTTGGCTGGTCAGAATTACCAGTAGATAATGCAGCGGCAACTGGCCGGGATGAATTACGCTTCCACGGGGTAGATTACTTAGTAAATCGCCGGCGTTTTGTCCTTGCTCCTGCTGGTATGTCTTGGAATGAATCAGCATTCCAAAATGATGCAATGCCTTCCAACAATAATAAACAAGTGCCTTATCCTGGTATGGACGCACTCGCAAACGGTAAGTATTGGACTCGGGTCGCTGATCCTAAGTTAATTCCATTTGTTAAGTTCACAACCTCTGCCGAAGCAATCACGCCAGCACAAACTACAACGGCTTCTACTGGATCTGACTAGAGGTGATTAAATGACGGACTTGGAACGGATTAAGCGGTTGTTAGGCGTTGAATTAGACGAGGACGACACTGAACGGGTTCAAGTCTACATTGAGAATGCCAAACGAATGATTGCAAACTACTCCGAAGGCTATATACAGCTTCAAAAAGACGTGGACCAAGAAAATCAAGGTGACGATTTTCCAAGCGAACTCAACTGGATTGTTGATGAGTTGGTGCTTGGCATGTTTAATCGATTCCACAACGAAGGCATGAAGTCAATTTCCGAAGAAGGATTGACTATCAACTACGGGAATGGCATTAAGGATTATCTTGACGCTATTCAAGGGTGGGTAGATCAACAAGCGGAGAAGAATACTGGCGAGATTGTGGGGTGGTAAAATGCGCTACGATCAATCAGTAACTTTGATTCAAAACCAAGTCAACGATGATGATGATTCACTGGACCAAGTGGTGACTGATGTTAAAACACCAGTTAAAGCTAACGTCCAGTCAACAAAGGTCACGACTGCGAGTGGTAAGACCTTCCGATCATTAATTGTCCGAGTCTATGGTGATTACCAAGCCAATCAAATTCAAATTGGATCCAAGATTTTCGAAGTCCAAGATACCAGCAAACATAATTGTCGGACTGACTTCACTTTGATTACGAATGAGGTGATTTTCCATGGCTAATAACTATGATCAATTACCTAGAGTTGATTTTGAGGTCAGTCTAAGCGATTTTAAGCGCCTTGAAGCTATTGCAAGGAAAATGGAAGCACTTGGCTTTGAAGGAGCTTATGCGGAGTTTCAGCGGGAATATCAGCGAGCTAAGGAGAATAGCTTAATGTTTATCCGCAATGCCGCTGCCGATGAGGTTGATGAAGCCCAGAAAATCGAAAGTCGTCAAGTTGGCCACAGTAAATCGGGATATATTCCGACTGGTACCTTGCAAGGGAGTATTACTCCGCAATTTAGCAAGGGTGGTCTAAAGGTGAGCGTTGTTCCGTTAGCAACGACTGAACAGGCAGAACAAGCCCGTCAGCACGCTAAGCAAGGGCGACAACGACACTTTCAGCCTGGCAAAGCTCAAGGTGTCCACTACTATGGTGTTGATGTGGAATTTGGTAATAGCAAGATGAAAGCCGAGCCGTTTATGAAGCCAAGTGGCGAGAAAGTAGCGGTGAAGCTTGACGGAGAGTTTGAAGAAGCAATGAGGAGGGCAATTAATGGCTAGTCCAGAAGAAGATATTTTAAGTACCGTTAAAAGTGCCTTGAAAGACCTTACGGTGCCTTCTTACTTTGAAGGGCACAAACATTTACCAGCCCTTCCATACATCACGATTAGTCTTTCAAGTGTTCAGGAACAACACCAATTACGGACCAAGGAAGTAATCAAGGCCACGTTGGCAATTGACCTTTATATTGACCCCGCTAAGACAGGGCAAGCTTATTCCATTGGTCGAGATATGATTAATCGGTTGCAGAAAGTACAAGGTAAGGAATGGTGGTCACAGTACAATGATTACTCACTGCGAACCTTACAAAATGAAATTAATGGTCAGCCTGTATTAAGGCTGGCCTTTTTAGTTGACTATCTAATCTACTCAATTAAGAGAGGAGCATAAAAATGGCAGATACTACTTTTGACACGTCTGAATTACAAGACGCTAATTTGATCCTTTACGGTATTAAGTTCCCTTGGGACAAGAAGGAAGACCCAATTCAAATGCTGGGGCAACAAGCCGCCACTTCAACCACTAATGCACCAACAATTTCAAGCACGAACTTAAAGAAAGGGGTTGTCCACGCTCCGGGTTCTCGGGCAGAAACCTTTGTTGTTGACTCTTACTGGAAAAAGATCGGAGACAAGATTCAAGCTGGCTTGGAACGGGCAGTTAAGCTTGGCATTAAAGTTGGCGTTTGGCGGATTGACTTTAACCAAAAGGTCGCCGATCCAGCTAAGCCGGGTTCCTTTGTGGTTCCAGCTAAGTTCGGGATGTGCTATCCAAACGGGGTGCCAAACACAGAAGCGGTCAATAACTTAAATCACGCCAACATCACTTACAACGTCGATGGAAACACGACTGACGGAGTGCTTAAGCAAGAAGAATTAGACGAAGAACTTTACACGACAGGGCTTCAATTATCCGCATTTGCTCACAACACGGATATTGGGGGCACAATTGATCCAGAACCAACGCCACTGGAAGCTTACTTGAAGGCAAACGGTTCACCATCTACCGCAGCTGGTCAATCAACTTCTAGCGCAAACAGCTAATTTAGGAGGATTTAATTCATGGCAAGTTTAACGATTAATAACGAAGTTTACGAAGAAAAACTTAATTATGCTTTCTACAATCAACTAAAGAATGACCCAGACTTAAAGACCAATACTCGGGACGGCTTTTCCAATTTTATTGACAAGCTCCTAGACGGTGACTTGGATATGATTATCAAGTTCCACTGGCACGCTTTGGCTTGGTTTAAGCGTAATCAACCGGCAGAAAATAAAGTGTTTGAAGCGCTTGAACAAACCGTCTTTACTGATGATGAAAAGACCGACCAAGAAATCACCAACATCATTGAAGCTTTGAAGGCTGACGGTTTTTTAGCCCGGAAGTTATCCAAATACTTGAAGGATCTCAACAAGTCAGCGGATCTAATTCAAAAGCGGATCGATGGCATGGAAGACGGGGACAAGAAGGACGAACTGGAAATGGGACTGGAACAAATCCAGGATCAAATCGAACAGGTCAAGAAACTCTTAGCCGAGCCCGACTCCTCGCCGAAGCCCGAAGAATCGGACTCTCAATTAACGAACTAGATGAGCTTAGTCCTAAAGAGTTTGAAGCGGTAAGGCGGGGCTACTACTTAAACTTGGCTGACCAGCGGGAGCAAATGCTGATTGCCAAGCAAGTACCCCAGCCGACGATTCCGACAAGCCTTGACGCTAATGCTTATGGCGAACTAATCCAGAAGCTATTCAAGCGCAACAAGGAAATTACAGAAGAATTAGGCAAGGATCAGCAAACAAGCAGTCAGCCTAAACTAAATCCAATTCAGCAGAAGTTTATCGAATTAATGCAAGGAGGTGACAATTAGTGTCAGTTGTTGAAAAGATTTTTGCTTGGCGAGTTCGGGACGAAGCAACGGGCCCAATGGAACGAATTAAAAACGTGGCTAGCGAATCTAAAGACGCTGCTATGAAAGCCGCCGAAGAAGTTGCAACTTCTGGTGATAAATGGAAAGAGATGGCAACGAAGGCGCAAGAAGCTGGAACTAACGTTTTTGAAAATCTTCAAAAGCAGAAACGAGCCGCTGAAGATTATCGTGATGGCGTTAAGCAAGCTTTAAACAGCGCCAAAGAAGCCGTTGATCTTTATGAGGACAAGCTTAAACAAGTACCGAAACTTTACGGGACCAATTTTGAAGTAAAGGTCAAGGACGCTGAATTGATTGAACTTCAAAGGAAAATCAACGACGTCCCTAAGCTTTATCAGGTCGCCTTAAAGATTCGCAACTTATCGGATTTAAAAGAATTTGTATCTAACGTCACTAAGGTACCGAAGCTGAAAGAAATGGTCTTAAATTTAAAGGGCAATTTCGGTAGTAAGCTTAAGGAAACCCAGGAGCAAGTTGACCGGGCAAAGCATTCGTTTTCTGATTTGAAGAATGTTATGAGCGGTACTTTTTTAGGTGGCGCAATCCTAAATGGGGTCTATTCCATCACCAACGGGATTAAGGAAATGGCCGCTGCTGGTATGGAGTACGACGTCCAACAGCAGAAAATGCACCAAACTTGGCTAACGCTGACTGATGATGCAGGCAAAGCTAAAGGAATGGTCAACACTATTAACGACTTAGCGGTTAAGACTGGTCAAAGCCGGGATTTAGTTAATGAGTTAGAGCAAGGATTCTATCACTTACACTCAAGCAAGACTGAATCTGACAGCTTAACCAAGTCCATGCTTAACATGGGTGATGCTGTTGGTTTGACTAGTGAGCAAATGCGCCAAGTCGAACAGGACATGGTACATGGTTTGGCAACTGGGAAAATCACACAAGGTGAGCTGAATCAAATTGGGATGTACTTCCCGATGATTGATGAAGCGATGGCTAAACACTTCGATACGAGTGTCAAGGGAATGCGTAAAATGGCTTCGGCCGGAAAGATTAGCGCTAAAGACCTTGAAGAAGTCTTTAATCAACTTGGTAGTGGTAAATACAGTAAAGCCGCTGACAACATGATGCAATCCATGTGGGGGATGCAACGGACAATCCGAACGCAAACACCAGCATTAATCGGGGCGTTTGAAAAGCCATTCTTCAACATGAAGAATCCACTATACTCCAATATTTCCAAGTGGTTGCTTGATCCAAAGACCCAAACTGAATTTAAGAACGCTGGGAAGGTAATTTCTGATGGTATTAACGCTTCAATTACTTTTACAAGTGACGTTACCAAGCCGCTAAGAGTTGTTCTAGATTTAGTTGGTAAGTTAGCTAAGGCAATGACGCCAGGCGTCTTTAAAGGCATGGGAGCTTCATTCCAACTTATGGGTGATGAGGCTAATCTCTTTGCCAAAGCTCTTAAAGCCGTTTTTGACTTTCTGGGAGACTTACTAAAGGAAATTGGCAAAGTTACCGGATTAGACAAGCACTTTCAAAAAGGGACCGAAGGCGCAAAGTTTTTAAGTTCTGCGATCAAAGCAGTATCTTTTGCGATTGGGGATTTTATGGGTCCGATGATTGCAGTTAAAGGTGCTATTTTGGGATTTGCTACTGCTGCTAAAGTTGTACGGGGAACGATTCTAGCTTGGGATTTAGTCCAAAAAGCATTAAATGTTGATTTAGCGCTGAATCCAATCGGAATTGCAGTTGTTGCTATTACGGCTTTTGTGGCTGGGATTGTCTATGCCTACAATCACTGTAAAACTTTCCGCGATGCCGTAAACAAACTTGGTAAAGACTTAAAAAACGTCTTTACTGGGAAAGCTGGCTGGGAGAAGTCTTTAGTCAAGAGCTTCCAGAATGCCAAAAAGAGCGTCCAGAACTACTTTAAAGATCAAGCTAAGGAACAGCAGAAGGCGGAAAGAGAAGCCGAGAAGCAACGCCAGAAGCACTATAAAGAGCTTGCTAAATTACGTGACAAGTACGAGCGAGAACTCAAAAAGGCCGTTCAAGATCGATGGAAGGATATTAAAAAGTACGCCCAAAACGGGATGAATAATACCCACAAAACAATCGAGAACAGTCAAAAGGCGATTGAAAAGTCATGGGATCGTGGTTGGAAAGCGATCGGCAAGTTCTTTAGTAACATTTGGCACAGCATTAAAAATACTGGTCACGGAGGTATGAACTCGGTAAAGTCAGTCATTTCGAGTTCCTTAAATAAGATTGATCGACTTTGGCGGAGCGCTTGGAATGGATTGAAGAATTTCTTTATTGGAATTTGGAATGATATTAAAGCAGGCGCACAAGCCGGTATGAATGGCGTTATTAGCGTTATTAACGCTGGAATTGGCGCCATTAACAAGGTTTGGTCTTTCTTTACTGGTCATAATGCACTTGGCAAGTTAAGCAAAGTTCATTTTGCTCAAGGTGGTGTGGTTCACCGCCACTTATCAGTAATCAATGACGGTGAAGGTCCCGACTGGAAAGAACTTGTTCAAATGCCATCCGGTGAGTTATTTATGAGCCAAGAGCGCAATTGGACAGGTTACTTGCCAGAAGGCGCCCGTGTTTACTCTGGGCCAGAAACCCGGGAGATTATGAACGCCGCTGGAATTGATCATTATGCTACTGGCGGAATTGTTGGTGGCCAACACTTTGCTAGCGGTGGCATTGTCGGTAAAGCCGTTGATTGGGCAATGGATAAACTTGACGATATCACCAGTTGGTTTGGCGATAAGTTTGAGATGATGATTAAGTTCATGGAACACCCAGTACAAGCCACAAAGCAATTACTAGATAACGCTACTAGTGGCATGTATGGAGGTTTAAAGAACTTTGGCGAAGTTGCTCACGGTACGATGAATAAGCTAACCAATCCAATTGCTGATTGGTTCAAGCGGGAAGTCGATAAATTAGTGGCACAAATGGAAAACGGGTCTGTTAGCTCGGACCTAGTTCGCCTGGCCGCTGCTAAAATGCACGTCAAAGTTTCCAGTGGCGACATTGCTCATATTTTGAACGTAATCCAACACGAATCTGGCGGTAAGTCAGGTGCTCAAAACAACTGGGATAGCAACGCCAAAGCCGGACACCCTTCAAAAGGGGTTCTTCAATTTATCGATAGCACCTTCCGAAAGTATGCAGTTGCTGGATATGGCAATATCTGGCGTCCTTTCGATCAATTTTTAGCGATGTTTAACGATACCACTTGGCGGTCTGATTTAACGCTTGGTGGTTGGGGTCCAACTGGGGCTCGTCGAATGGCACACGGGGGAGAAGTCTTAGGCTTAACCCGGGCAATCCTTGGCGATAATCCAGAAGGGCACGAATTTGTATTAAATCCGTATGATGTAAATGCTGAACCACTAATGGAGCAAGCATTTGAAACAACGGCTAGCGCTCAACCGACAACGTCACGAGGAATTAGCCAAGGTGGTAATTCAAAGCTCGACCGCATGATTGAACTGCTAGAACAACTCGTCCAATTGTTTGGTGACTTTGACTTGCAACCAGTTCTAATGACAGATGATGTTCGGAAAGCCGTTAATAAGCAAAATGCTCAACGGTGGAGTTTAGGAGGTAAGATTCATTGATCCAAGTCTTTTCTACCCGTACCGATCGCCCCCACAAGTACGAATTTGGGGAGTATCAAAATCAACTTGGCTTTAATCCAATCGAGTTCTCAATTTCCGAAGATAGTAAGAAATGGACTAGTTGGTTTGATCAAATCAACGGTTCGGGAGTGTACTGTTACCAGGCACCAGACCCACAACCAGCCAATCCAATTAATAGCTTTAAGAAGATTGGTATCGCTGATGGTCAACAACTGCTTTCGACTAGCTACGATACTCGGGAATTTAAGATGGAAGTCATGTGCACTGATCCAGTTGATGAGAAAGATGGTTTCCTGGCCTTCGATGAGCTACAACGCTTTCTAGTGGCCCGGGATCCATACTGGATTAGTTTTTCAAGTTGGCCCGGTCGCATGTATTACGTGAAGGCAAAGCTGGGGGCACCAACTTACTACGGTGATCGTTGGCTATGTGAAGTAACTTTCACTGACCTAATCGGTCTTAGTCGTAGCGTTGAAGACACCATGAGCTATGACGGCGATACGCTGACCATTGGTAATCGAACTATGATTGAGGATAGCGAGATTAAGTATAGCTTCACTGAAAGCAAATTTAAGGTGTACAACTTCTCGGACGTGATGATTGACCCCGATTATCGGGGACACCCCTTCAAGCTCACCTTAGACGGCTCATCGACTGGAAATTTAAGCATTACCAATAAAACGACTGGCGATGTTCTCACGAGAAAGGATGCGTTTAACGGTCAATTTGTCCTTGATGGTGTTAATCCGCTTCTTAATGGCAAAGGTGATTTACTCGCTACCAACGCAGGGGTAATCACCTTACAGATTGGGGCCAATGATTTTGAAATTCAAAACTTTACGGGCACGGCGAAATTTGAATTTGCGATGTGGTGGTTATCATGATTAACACAAGAATTAAGCGGGATACTGTCTTTATTGAAACGCTTGATGGTAATACTGCATATCGAGTTAGCTCACAGGACTTATACGACACTGCAAATGTCAACTTTCAGTTAAGTAGTAACTATGAAATTTCGATGACTTTAACTTATACGGAGAAGTTCAAGGACGTCTTTAATACTGCTCAAGCTAAACGAGGGATCTGGTATTACGGGCAGTGGTACGATATTCAGCAACTGGAGCCGGGACTTGATGAAAATGGAGTGGCAATCGTTAAATTGACAGCGACTGCCACAATCATTGACCGGCTCAAAAACATGCGAATTGACCCCGTTCAACCAACTGAAGATAATCCGCAATCGTCGGATTCAAATAGCGCAAGCGATGATTCTAATAGTAATGATAATCAACAAGCCGGGGTGGTAATTAAGAAAGCGAGTGAGGAAACTAATCTTCACCCACTTTCTTATTACTTAGATTCCTTTTTTAAGGGTAATCGGCAAAGTACTAAGTACGAACTACATGGTGACTTCCCCCAGCTCAATGTCGAACTAACGGGAAGCTGCTATGACTGGATTACTTCAAATCTGGCAAGCTTTAAAGCGTACTGGGTCCCGGATAACTATGTCTTGAAGATATACGACTTGGCCCACTTGAAGGTCAACAACGGGCGGCAGTTGCGGTACCTGAACAACTTAACAAATGTTGATATCCAAACCGATGCAACTAATATTATTAATTGTTGCGATGTCTACGCTGGGAAGATGCAGAAAACAACCACTACAGTTAGTGGTGGGAGTGTTTCCGGAAGCGCGGAAATGAAAAATGGCGATTATGTATCAGTCTTGAAGTACGCTGCCGATTTAGTCGGTGAACATTTGTCAGACGCTGATATCAATTTAGTTAAAGCCCAAGTAATGCTCGAATCGGGCGGAAATGAAACGATTGTCGGTGGTGACGATGGATTAAGTGACGGACACGCAATCGGAATCTTGCAATTTAAGCAAGGAACTTTCGATTACTACTCCCGGCAACCATACACCAACATCAAAACGGCAATTGGACAATTTGTCGCCCTGCTGAATATTCCCAACTGGCGAAATCAAATTAACGGGCGAACGGGTTGGTCACCACATGGCGCACCAATTACGAAAGACCCAATTCAAGTTAAACCTGCGGTTGATAATAGCTGGGGCTGGCCTTTTCCAAGCGTGGGCGAAGGAACTTTCATGCAAGCGCAAAAGTTTGGCTATGATGGCGGTTATCGGACAAATAGCTTTCATGACGGGCTTGACTTCGGTTCAATTGACCACCCGGGAAGCGAAGTGCATGCCGTCCATGGTGGGAAGGTAACTATCAGCCGGGCTTGGGGTTCTGGCGGGATTGGTTGGTATATCGTAATTCAAGATTCTAGCGGTCTGAATGTGGAGTACCAGGAAGCCTTCGCAAGTGCTGGAAACATCATCAAAAACGTGGGTGATATCGTCAAGACAGGCGATGTTATTGGCTATCGGAACACGGATCACTTGCATATCGGGATTACTCGTCATAGTTTTCCAGAAGCCTTTAGTCATGCTTTTTCTAATGACGGAACTTGGCTTGATCCACAAGCGATGATTAAAAATGGTGGGGACGGTCAATCTGGTGGGAGTTCAAGCGATTCTACGACAACGACCACCACGACCGAAGAGTATTACTCAATCCACTTTACCTATCGAAATCAAGAAAGCATTAAGAACTACAAGGAGCACTGGGGACCACCAATCACGCTTGACAGCATTTACGATCAAACTCAAGCCCAGCAATATGTGGATTCAACAGTGCAGCATGACCCGGCTGTAACCTTCTCAATCACTGGTAACTACGATGGTAATTATCAAATTGGAGAAGTTTTCCGAGCAGTCGTGCCACGAATGAAATTAAACACTGACGTTACTTTAGTCGGGATTGATGGTAGTGATCAGCGAGTTCACCCGGGAGCTGATATGACTTTGACCTTCGATAATACGGGGTTGGCAATGAAAGACGTCAATGTTGCAATTATGGAAGGATTGAAAAATATCAAGACTAGTTCCAAAGTCAGTGGAATTAATATGGTCACGGCTACGAATGAGCACAAGGAAACACATACCGCTACGATCACGGCTAAGTATACGGAAGATCAAATGCGGGCTTGGAAAGATTACACAGATGGTAAGGAGGTGACCTGGCCAAATGGCTGATGAAGATAACATTTTACAACCAATTGCGCCGACAAACGGAAATGCTTATATTACGCCGATTATTTTGAAGTATATGATCGGGACTAACGGGATTCCTGGCTTATACTGCTCACCAGATAATGGGCAAACATACAAGTTTGAGTATGGACCCGATGGCAAGCGATATGATGATGCGGACGCAATGAGAATTATGCGAGTGATTGAACCGTATGTCCGAAAGATTGCGCTAGATGTGGTAACAAGTGTTTTAAATAGCCAAAGTAAATCTACGTCTGATAGCCAAGCAACTTCTGCCCCTCAAAGTACTTCTCAACCCGCTAGCCAAAGTGACAATCAATCAGCTAGTGATTCTGTCGCTTCAAGTCAAGGCTCCGCCCAGTCCGCAACGCAATCTGCTAGTCAATCTTCTAGCGCTTCTCAGCCTGCTAGTCAACCAACGACAGTTAGCTTTATCAAGGGTGGAAATATCTCGCCTTCGGGTGGCATGGACCCAGCTGAGACGGACAAGGAAGCTAGTGATATGAAGTTGAACTCGATTACGGCTTCCTTGCTTGTCCGGGCTGATAATGCTACCAGCTCGGATCCAGTAGTCCTTGATGATGACTGGAACAACATGACCAAGGACGTGGATTACTTGGTAGCAAAGGGCTACAAAGTAATTATCCAACCTTATCCATGGATTGCTTCGGGGAGCGTAGTTGAAACTGCTTGGGAGCCGAGCGACTTTAGCAGTTTTATGACTGCTTACAAGGCTATCATCTTACGTATGGCCAAGTATGCTGAAAGCGCTGGCGCTTGGGGGATTTACATTGGTACTAATCTGATTAAGATGGAAAACCACGAAAGCGACTGGATTAACTTAATCAAGGCTGTCCGGGAAGTTTATCACGGTAAGATCATCTATCGGACTAACTGGTGGTACGACGCTACTTGGGACGCCACCACGATCCGGAATTACCAGACGACGCTTGGACGGAGCTTCTGGCAGTACGTGGATATTATCGGGGTGGCTTCCTACTTTGAGCTCACGGACAAGCTTAATCCGACAAGCGAGGACTTACAGGCCGCCTTACATAAGGTGCCTTACTACAATCGTGGCCAAGATATCTTTAGCGAAGTTAAAGCCTTTGCTGACAAGTGGGGTAAGCCAATCCTCTTTGGTGAACTTGGGGTGCCACCTTTCGCTAGTGGTGCTAAGCAGCCGTGGGATGATGTCACAGGCAAAGATAATCTTGATTACAGTGTGCCAGCTAACCTCTTTGACGCTTACTACAAAGTCTTTGGTGGTCAACCATGGTGGCTGGGTTACTCGATCTTTACCATCGATGATAGCCACAGCTGGTACAATCCTTACGGCCACCCAGCGGCTGATGTGATTCGCAAGCAATTTAGCTAGGAGGTGAGGGAATGGAATTACACACAAATGACCTTTCGATTAATTCGGAGAAGACCTTGCGGGAGCAACTGATTGATAACTTTCAGTTAATATCAAAAGAAGTCGGTCAGCTCGAAGGTGAATTTACGGCACTTGACAATCAGCACACCGCTGACGTCACAGATATCTACAAAGCAATCCAACAGGCTCGGGACAACTTAACCCGGGCCTTTTCTGATGCGGATAAAACGCTGAGTAATCGAATTACGAGCGAATTAACTGATGTCGACAATCGCTTGAAGAAGCTGGAAGCCTTGATCTATGACGGTCAGCCAGCTTATGTAGATGACGACTTGCCACCACAATCAAGCAATGGATCAACAGAAATTACAGATTATCCTGTACCTAACGACGTAAGTCCAAGTGGAGATGAAGCTTTAATCACTGATACCCCTAAGCAAGCGGGATCGGTGATTATGGTACCTGGAAAGGAGATAAAATAAATGGCAGAACATATCAACCATGTAAATAAACGGAAATACTACCGAATTGGACTTGATATTGCCAAGGAAGGTGATGAAGTCTTTAATTTAACTGAATACTTTAAGGCCCGGATGGGTGACCGGAATGCCCCCATGCTATTAACTTTTTACCAACAAGGTTCGCTAATGAATGTAAAGGGGAAGAAACCATTTATTCAAGGTAATGTCGGCCACTACTCTTTTGATGAAGATGGCAAGATTGTGATGGCTGATGATGCAGCATTGGTTACCTACACCGGGACCACTGCTGATACTGACTACGCAGGCCACGTCACTTATATCTTCCCCGAGCAAATGTTCCCGCAAGAAGGGATTTTCTACGGCTCGATTGGGTTAATTGATGATGAAACTGATCAGAAAGTCACATCAGTAGATATTTGGTTTAAAGTCTATAAGGGCGTCGCTTATCTCGGGAAGGCAAGCAATTACTATCTTAGCGATCTTGAACAGCTCAAAGCAAACTATGAAGAAAAGATCCGGCAAGCTCTACTTACCGCACAAGGTGACTTTGATGCTAAAGCTCAAGCTTTGCAGACGGTGCTTGATGACTACAAGAAGCAAGCCACGGATTTAATTGACAAATTAAATACGCAAGGGCAAACAACAAATGCCATGATGGAAACTGTCAAGGCGGCTTTGACTGAACTACAAACTAAAATCCAGCAAGATGGGCTTTTTACCAAAGCAGATGCACAAGCTATCGAAAATACGATTACTCAGCAACTTAGTGATACAGAAGCTAAGCTGGATGAAAAAATCAATAATTTTGGCGCAATCAACGTTGACGAATCTGCAATTTCTGGTGGTTTTGTGAAGGACTACTTCAAACCTGAAATTTCACGGGTGAAGTCAGAATTACAATCCGGGCTCTTTACTTTTACACAAATGAATGATACTCACTGGGAGACAATCACACGAGTTAAGCCCGAAGCTTACCGCTCTTTAAACCACGTCAAAAACGCCTTAGCTTTTTCAGATGTCAGTGACTTGATCGTCTTGAATGGCGATAACACAAACTCTGATACGGCTAGTTTAGATGGAGTAAAGCACGATATTCAAACTCTGACTAATGTCTTTTTTGACGAAGTGACCGATGGAAAAGCGGACCGCTTTATCGGACTTGGTAATCATGATGACGGCTCGACCAGAAGGGAATATCAACTAAATCGGTTCTTGGCACAAGATAATTATTTACATGACGCTTACTTCCGTAAAGCATATCGAACTGATCAACTGCTAAACGGCGAAACACGTGATAATGGCAGCATCTACTTCTACAAGGATTATCCAGAAAAGAAAATTCGCTTCATCCTAATCAATACAAACGATATCGCTGAAGGAGTTTTAGACAATAGCGGTTCACAAAAATTTGACCGCTGGGGCACGCATACAGTTCGCCAAGAGCAGATGAATTGGCTATACAATGTCGCTCTAGCCAATGTCCCAGTGGACTACCACGTGGTTGTGATGGGCCATACGCCCCTTAATGCCAACGCTAGTGGTGGTTGGCATGATGGTATCAACAACAATGATACCATCGGCTATCACAATTTAACGCTCGTAGCAGACTTGCTATGCGCTTTTCGTGACGGATCTAAAGTTGAATTGAACTCGACTGAAGCTAACTTTCCACTTAATTTGGAAGCAGACTTTACTAAGCAAGGTCCACGGAACTTGGTTGGATACTTCTGTGGGCATACCCACCAAGACGAAATCACCACATACAATGGATTATCGATCGTGGAAGTAGCATGCTCAGTCTTTTACGACAACTTCAAGTCACGCTTTGTAGATACGCCGAGTGAAGACGGCTTTGCGATCGTGCAAGTGGATACGGAAAATCGAAAAGCCCACATCCACGGTTTCGGATATAGTCAAAGTAGGAGTGTGAGTTACTAATGACGAAAAATAAATTAAGCCTTGAAAAATCAGTTTCTGAACTAGAACGAAAGCTGCTGGAGCACATCGGCTCTAATGGGTATGGGTCAAATGAGCAGTCAGTCCATCTTCCAGTTGACACTGACAATGCCGGCTTTGCCACACCAGATATGTATGTGCACGATCAGCAACTTTTTACTAAAAGAAAGTGGGTAGCAAATGTCGATATTTTAAAGTTGGCTCCCGGATACTACGAAGGGTCTGGCTTTACCAATCATCCTGCAACTGCAACTGCCGATACACCTACGACATGGATCAGCAATGTCGATGTGATTGATGGAGATGACGGTCGGCGCATGATCTATCTTATGGATAACTTAAATGGTTACTTCTGGAAGCGAACGCTCCATACTGGCGGTGCTCCAGACTCTGGGACAGGAGCGTGGATTAAGTATGACGGATTGGTGACTCTGTGGAGTGGCTTCTCAAAACTAGATGAACCCGCAACTTTAAGTAGCAGTTTATATCTATCGAGTGGCGCAACTTTATATAACACCATCTTAGTCAAATACACTACCGATACTGAAGATTTCGGGCTAGCATACGGCAACTTGAACAAAGTGACGATCAACGCATTAAATTTAAATAACGACCCCACTTTAAAGATTGCGGATTTCTACGAAGCCGAGCTTGTCTTTCCCACAGGCACTACTGCTCAAGTTACAAGAAATCGAGCGATAACCCTTCTTTCTTCAAGCGACGATACGGCTCACTTAGGCGAGAGTAGCCAGAAAATTAATATTACAAAGATTATGGGGGTGAAGTGATGAAATTAGTCGTTAATGGAAATTTGATTATAGGATACTGTAGCGTAGGAGATCTGCCTGGTACGATCGAGTATACTGGTGACTTGCCAACTGGATTCCAAGATAATTTCGCGAGTGAAAAGTATCTTTACCAAGACGGGAAGGTGATCATCAACGATCAGTATGAAGCGCCTAAGCCATCAATCCCGGAAATTGGAATTACAGATGGGCAGAAAGTTATCAATCAGCTAGGAGCACAGGTAGCTAACCTGACCACTGAAATTCAAAGCTTAAAGAAATCCGATCAAGAGATGAGCCAAACTGCATCATCTTTAGGTATGCAAGTAGCACAACTGCTTGCAAAAGAACAAGGAGGTAACTAATTATGTATCCATATGGACAAATGTTTGATTTCTGCAAGTCGATGTATGCTTGGATGCCGGGCTTTGACTTGGTTCCGTACGTCAAGCTTGGGGATATCGTTTTGACTAAAGAAGGCTATAAGCTAATTACGGGCAAGGATTACGCTGATCCGGATTCAAGCGTAAGCGGATCGACTTCAACTTCTACTTCCCAATCTACGAGTGAAGCTAGTCAATCAACTGCAGTTGCCGATTCACAAGCTGTAATTCAATAATATTTTTTTAGTCGCCTCTGAAACACACAGTACATAATGAAGCCTCACTACGGTGGGGCTTTAATTATGGGCGGCTTACATACTTTAAGCGGTAGGGGGTCGGCAGAAGGAGGTTGGTAGATGGCACCACGTCCACTGGGGTTAGCGTGGTCAGACTGGCTCGCAATCGTCAGTTTGATCGCTTTAGCGGCGACTTGGATTCGCTCGGGGGTGAAGATTACGGCACACGAGAGCACTAAGACCGAGTTTGCGGAACTTAAAGAAGCGCTGGAGGGGCTGAAAGAAACTATGATCCGGGTCAATATGACGCTGGAGCAGTTGCAAAGCGACCGGAAGACCACGAAACAGCGTCTTGACGCCCACTCGAAGCGCTTAGACAACAACGAGCGGGATATTGCGGTTATTAAGGCAAAGATGAGTATTGGAGATGATAGCGATGAAGGTTAGCTTAAAGAAGAAGTTCCTAAATGCCGATGGAACGCTTAATAAAACGGTATTAGCAAGCTTTATTACTTTATTGATTGTCTTAGTACAACAAGTAATGCTTGCTTTTGGCTTTAGCTACGGTCACTGGGATCAACTAGTAGGGGCAATTAACACCCTGCTAGCACTGGCTTCTGTGGCCGGGTTTATCGAAGGCAACGGCGAAGTCGAAGCACCGAAAGGAGATGAAGATCATCAAAGCAAGTAAAAAGGAATTAATTAAAAAGACGATGACTTACGGGGCACTTGCGATGGCAGGTGCCTTTTTAGTTGCCGGTGCTACTGGAGAAAACCCACAAACCGTGCTCGCCGAAGGGCGCTCCTATGGGGTGGATTTGTCAAAGTATCAAGGCTTTGTCGCTACCAAGATTTACAATCAAGACGAGTTCGGGATTGCTCAAATTGGTGGGTTTAATGGTGCACGTCTTTACACGCAAGATACCTACGCAAATCAAGTTAAGACAGGGATTGCTAACGGCTTGCGGATGCACACGTACTTATGGGATCAGACCGGGTCAAGCATTTACTGGACTGACCAAATGCTGGACTACTTCCTACCACGGATTCAAACGCCAAAAGGCTCAATCGTTGCCCTTGATTACGAAGCCGGGGCAAGTGGTGATATTGAAGCAAACACCCGCAACATCATCCATGGGATGCAAAGAATCAAGGATGCTGGATATACGCCAGTGTATTATTCTTACAAGCCTTATACTTTAGCGCATGTCAATTGGCAAGAAGTTATAAGGCAATTCCCTAATTCGGGGTGGATTGCCGCTTACCCAGATTACAACGTTCGGTCGCAACCATACTGGGGTGTCTTTCCAAGCATGGATGGCGTCACAATTTACCAATTTACATCGACTTACCGGGCAGGAGGTTATGACGGTAATATCTCCTTGGCACCAGGTGGCGTTGATATAACCAAAAATGGTTATCGTGGTGGTAACTCGCAAAAACCAGTGACGACGACCCCAGCCGTCCAAGCCGGGAAGCAAATCCACCAAGACACGCATAACTACACCGTCAAGAGCGGTGACAGCTGGTGGAAGATTGCCCACGATCACGGCATGGATATGACGGCCTTAGCCCAACTTAACGGCAAGTCAATCAATGACGTAATCTATCCGGGTCAAGTCTTACGGGTAGCCGATAAGAGCAAGGGTAATACAGTTTCCGACAAGGTTACCCAACCCGTCAAGCAACCAACTGCTAAGATCTGGACGGATAGTTTAGGCGACACTTGGCACAAAGAAGACGGAACTTTTACATCTAACACTTGGCTCCATCTCCGCTATGGTGCTAAACCGTACTCGACTACGGTCATGTATGCCGGGCCGGGCTTAGTAATTAAGTATGATGCTTACTCCGTCCATGACGGCTTTGTCTACGTCCGGCAACCACGTGGCAATGGCAACTATGCTTATATTGCGGTCCGGAACGCCACTACCCGGGAAGCCTACGGGTCTTTTAAATAACTAATTCTTCTGATATAATAACTGTGCTATAGTCTTGCACCCTCACTTCGGTGGGGGTGTTTTTTTACATAAAAAGCCCCGGCACGGGGCAGGAGCTTAATTTAAATCTGGTAGTAAGTCGGCAGTGTCACTTAGTAGCTTGCATAGTGACGGACGACTACTAAACTTGAAGCTTAATTCTTGCATGTGGTCAAAGTCGAAAGGTACCACATACAATTTAACTTCTGGATCAGCGGTCTCAAGGACGTAGGCATACTTAGTTTCGTAGGTTTCTAAATCATCAAGGATTGTCTTTAAATCCTCATCATCTCCGATGAGAGTCCGCTCACTTTCTTCTGCTTCAAGGTCCTCTCTGATAATTGAGCGGAGTTCGCTGACGGTGAAGACCTCGCTAAGCATGACACCATCAGCAGTTTCACTTTTGATAAAGTGAGCCGCCTTATCAATTTGATTATTAAAGTACATTTCAGCCACCTTAGACAACTTCTTGGCTATCTTAAGTGACATAGCTTCGACTTCTGTTTCGCCAGTGCGATACTTACTCAGCGATTGCTGAGAGATACCAGAATCTTTTGATATACGGTATCCACTGATGTTATCGTTATTCAAAAGCCAATCGATAAGTTTAACATTAATTATCATTGACATTTCCTCCAATCGTTTCTATAATTAAGCCAATTCCTCACGTTAGTGGGGGTGTTGCGGATAGCGTTTTCAGAAATACGCAACCTTTATATTCTTCCCTACGTCAGTGGGGGTAAGGTGCCATTGCTTGGCGCCTTTTTTATTTTTCCAGAAAGCGGCCATCGCCTTCGGTGTAGAATGGCGTTTCTGGGACATCTTGCCGTTGATCGAGAACTTCTTGAATAAAGTCTAGATCATCGGTCAAGTTTACATATGCTTCTTCCCAGTCGCCTTCACCGCTGGCACCTAATGCCAGCTCTTCGGCGATCTCTTCTGTATCTTGGTCACCATCGTACCAGATGGAGTTGTCGACATATGAGTTGCCAACTCCAAAGAAGAAGCGGTAGCCTTCTTCTTCCTTCCTAACTTCACTGTACAGTTCGGCACTTTCAGCTTTGCTATCAACGACTTCACCAGCGGTGTTGAATACGGGGTCTAAGAAGAACCGGGCATATTCAATATCGAGATCATCAGCGAGGACGACGTCAAAGTCGGCAGTTGGTTGCGGGGCCACCCCGTAAACCGTTACTTTCACGGCGAGGTAGACGGTGTGTTCCTTGCCGTCCTTACCGATAAAGGTTTCCATCAAGTTGTTGGTAGCGTAAGCTTGGTCTTGCTTAATCATAATGTTTTCCTCCTTGTATTTACTTAATTAGTTTTGCCTTATATTCGTAGTAGGTATAGCCATTAGGATTATCCATGGCCAGGTCAAGTTCATCGAAGTCTTCCAGCACTTCCACTGGCACAAATTTTCTATAGACTTGAATTACCTTATATTGCTTTCCCTCGTCAGTCACAACTTGACCAATTTGTGGGATGAATTCATCTGTGTCTAGGGTAACTACTTCCTTTTCTGCTACTTCTTTTTCAATTGGTTGTTCTTCTGCTTCTTCCTCACTTTCAGTTTCTTCTTGTTCTTGTACTTCTACTTGTTCTTGTTCCTCTTCTTCCTTGCTTTCTTCTTGGGCTTCAAGCTTTGCTACTAATTCATCATACTTTGCTTCGTATGCGCTAGTGTCTACACCGTAGCGGTGAAGATCAGCCAAAGCTTCGTGGTAAATGTCCTTTGAGCGATTTGAGATGTAGCCTTCTTCTACATCGTTTTCCATGTAGTTGAGGGTGCGTTCAATCTTCTTGGTGGCTTGGGCCTTCTTAGCAGCTCCCTTGTCGTCAAATTCTACGTCACTGTACTTTTCAAGCACGTGAGTAGTCTTAATCTTTGACTTAATTTCCGCTTGAGTGAACTTTTCGCCTTCGTCCACCCAATGGAAGGCCATCTTAACAGTTTCTTGGACGTCCTTTTCGTAGAAGCTATCTACGAAGGTGTCGATAATCAACTTTGCTTTGCTCGTCCGAGATACAAAGTTAATAACTAACTTGGCGAGATATTCGTTGTCCAATTTTTCCATTTGGAAGATGACGTAGTTCCTAATGTCACCTGCGAATTTGATCTGCTTTTCTGATCCTTTCAATTCCTTCATCAT